TATTGTAAGTGCTTCAGGTGAAACAACAATATAGTTACCAGCGCCACGTCTTGTTCTTGCCGCGATTCTGTTTGCCGCTCTGTTAATCTCAATAGCCAATACTGCATGTCTGTCACCAACGTAAGTTTGTGTTCCAGTCACAGAGTTAAAGTCTAAAGTAGTTCCAGCGCCTGCAAGACTTCTTAGTGAACCGATAATTTCTTGGTCGATTTCAACTACGATTTCTTGTGCAAGTGCCTGCATAATTTCTGCTTCCACATCAAGACCGTGCATTGATTCGGCATCTTGAGCTGACTCAAAAGTCCATCTAGCACTTAAACGTCTTGTTTTTGCTTCAACAGTTTGTTTTAAGATTTGGATTGATAATTTCTTACCAGCAGTTCCTTCCGAAGCCGCTGTTGCATCAGGTGAACCTGAATATGCATTCGCAATCTTAAATGGTGAAAGTGCTTCATCACCTGGATTAACTCCAGTTGCACTCTCGGCATACCTTGTTCTTAAAGTATGGATTTGTCCTACTGGACCAGTCATAGGTTGAACACCTACTAATTCGTTAGCAATGACTGAAGGCATAACCCTTCTAATCAGAGGTAACATTACTTTGTTTAATGTAGCAACATTGCCAGCCTGTGTAGCACCGCTAGATGCTGATTCTTGAAGATGTTTTTTAGTATTTTCAAGAACAACGTCCAAAGAAGTTTTTCTAGAACCGTTAAGTCCTTCTAAAAGTGCGTCCTTGGTTGCTGACCAATTGCTTTCAAATAATTCTGCCATTTCTTATCTCCTAATTTGAAAGTCCGGCTAATTTACGGATAGCATCAATTTCGACGATATCCTGTCCATCTTCGCTTGAAGGCTGAACATCTTTGTCACCAGTGTGTTCTGATGTCACTGATTCCGTTAATGGTTTACGAGCTTCTTTCGGTGCTTCGCCGTCTAAAACACTTGGTAAGTATTTGTTAAATTGCTTCTCAAGGTTTTCTGTTTTAACACTTTCTAAAAGGTCAACCATAATTTCTTTTTTGCCTTTATTTAAAGGTTTTAGCAATTCGTCAAGTTGTTCTTTACGAGCATACTTGTCTTCTGCTATCCTCAATTTGCTTTCAGTAATTTTAGTTGCTTCTGCTTTCGCTTCTACTTCTGTTTTACTTTCAGCAAGTTGTTTTTTCATATCGGCTAATGTTTTTTCTAAATCTTTTACATCTGAACTTTCATTCAAGTAACTTGAACGGTATTCATTTGCAAAGGATTCAAAGATTCTTCGACCAAAGTCATTCTCTCTGGCGGCTGTGATGTCATCTCTAAACTGTTGTACGTTGTCAGACACAACTTTATTAACAACTGCTTCGACTTTGTCAGCGGCACGTTTGATGAAGTCTGATTTGGATTCAGCAAGTTGTTTCTTACCTTCTCTAACCATTTTCACTTTCTGTTCAACTAATGCTTGTTTGTCCTCGTGGAATTCTTTAATCTCTCCCGCAAGTGACTCAACTACAAAGTTATCAAGTTTAGACACATGTTCTTGAACGTTTGAACGTTCTAGTCTTAACTCTTTAACTTCTTTAGCAAGTTGTTCTGCAATAAAACCTTCCAGTTTCTTTGCATGTTCGCTAACAGCCTTTTTATAAGCAACTCTCTCTTCAGCAACTTTAACTTTATCTTCAGCAAGTTCGTGCATTTCTGCTTCGATTCTTTCTTTAATAAAGCCGTCAACTGCTTCAACAATTAATCCTTTGTCATGCTCATATCTTTGAGCAAACTCTTCTCTTAATTCTGCAGTGAGTTCCTCTCTGGCTTCGGCAAGACGACTTTCCCAGGCCTCAACGATTTGACTTTGGTTTTCCTCTGTCAATTCGGTAGACTTGATAAGGTCTTCAAATTTTTCTGCCATAGTAGTCTCCTACCTCAATTTTAATTCATTGATAAAATCAATGATATTTTTATTCAAATGCATTTTTGCACCTGATTGTTTATCGTGTGTATAGTCTCTGGCGATATCATATATCATGCTACCACCTCTCATGTTAAACAAAGACTCATAAATGGTCTTTGGATAGGCGTCCGGGGCGGACGGTTGTGCAACAATATCAACAGTAACGATATCAAAATCAGACACACGACCTGATTCATTTACATTACCACTTCCTCTACTGCTCACACCCAATTTTGCACCTGCTTTTAATAAAGCCTTTGCAATATTCCCCATTGGTGTATCAATTACTTTTAATTTTCCTAATCCATTTGCGTCAGTACATTGCATTTCTGTAATGATATGACTCACACGGTCTAGATTAATTTGTAATTCTTCTGGATGATCTAACTCACCCATAACTGTTTCACCTTTACTTAGACGTTCAGTTACATTTTCAACAGCACGTTGAATTTCATCCTTTGGATAAACTCGTCCATTCTGGTTCTTTACATCACCTTGAATAAACAATCCTTGCATGTATAAATCTTTCCCATCGTCAGATTCCATAATTTTAATCTTACTTTGTTCTGGACTCATATATTCATATAACTTACGCACCGATTACTCCTGTAAAATACTCTAAATTAAACCTTTTTAGGTTCAACGTTAAGATTACTTGATGCCCCACTGTCCTTAGGTGAGTTATTACCACTGTCGCCGTCTCCGCCGTCATTAGTTTTAACTGGTGTACCTTGTCCATTTGGGCTAACAACTTTAGTTACGCCTTTCTTCGCTGTACCTGAATCGTTGTTATCAGCGTCGCCACCCTTAGGTTCTGCAACATTGTCAGATAATTTAGTTGCTTCTTCAACAACGTCGTCATCTTCATCAACAACTTCTTCGTCTAGGTCATATTCGACTGATTCTTCTTCCATTTCAGGTTCCATTTCCATGTCATCCATTTCTGGTTCCATGTCCATTTCTGCATCCATTTCTGCTTCTTCGCCGTCCATTCCTTCTTCTTCATCGTCACCTTCTTTATCAAGAAGTTTTTCGAATTCAGCTCTTAGGTCTTCAAGTTCAGATTCAAGTTCATCAACTTTATCTTCAATCTCTCCGTCTTCCATTTCCTCGCCAATCTCGTCAGATTCGATATCTGCATCTGCTTCTTCAACATCTGCAACAAAATCTGCTTCTGGATCTGCTTGGTTAATTTCTTCTTCTACTGCTTCTTCCTCAGTTTCTGCAGTTTCTTCAACTGCTTCTTCTGATTCTTCTTTGCTGTCAACTGCTGTTTCATCAATTGAAACTTCAGCATCATCTAAGATACGTTCGTATTCCTTACGAGCAGTTTCAACAACGTATTCGTGAAGCAACTCTTCGGCACGATCGTTATCTTCAGCAAGTAGAAATTCTAGTACTTGTTCTAGTTTACTTTTGCTTTCTGACATTATGTGCTCCTATAAATTTTAAATCTATATTAATTAAACTACGCACCGCGATTGTGGATTGTAGTTATGTCGTATTTGTACTTATTAATAACTGTGTTTTATAGGTCAAATGGGCCTATTTTGATGTCGTTTCTGTCAAAATAGTGTGGAATGAGTGTTTTTGGTATCTATGTGTACCATTACTAGATAATATTTATCTAAGGCGTACTACTGTTAAACAATAGTTTAAATGCCTGGTGCGCCAGCATCACCTGATTTTGCATACATAAGACTTGCTAACTTTTTACGTTCTAAGTTTTCAGACTTTTTTAATTCTCTGTACTTTCTTAATTTACCGAGAGCCTCTAATGTAAGTTTAGTCTTACGAGTATCATCGATATTGCGAGTCGCTTGTCTATCTTTTTCAGGATTATAAAATTCTACTAATCTCATTATATCTGCTCTCCTGTATCAGTGCCTGGTCCAATTGGTGTAACGTCTGGTGCTGTAACATCATCTGTTAAACCATCTTCTAATGGTATATCATCTACTGGTGCATCTAAATCAAAGTCTGCACTAGGTCCTGGTCTGATTCCTACGTTTCTTAATCCAATGTCTCCTACATTTCCGGAAACTTGTGATTCGTTATATTTATTTTCTTCTTTCCAATATTCTTCATTCTCTTTCATTTCTTCTTGAGTAAGTCCTAAGTACTTTTGCATCTTAAACTGTTGCGACAAGTAAGGTACTGCTTCTAATGAACTAAACAATGTTGCTCTTTGTGTGTCTAAGTCTAACTCTCTGTAACTGCTAAAGTTTTGTGGTGGAGCAAATTCAATTCTAAATGTGCTGTTGTCCATCTCAACACCTTTATATGATAAGAACATTTTAAACTCTCTGTCTAAGTTTCTAATAACTTGTTTTTGCAATCTTTCACAGTATTTTGCAAATTGGAATTCTTGTATAAAGGCAACTCCCACTTTACCATCATTGTATTGTGCTGATCCATCATCTGGACCTGTTGGCAAATAAGAACTAGGAACTCTTAAACCTCTTAACAGTTTGTTGTTAAAATATTTAAGGTCATCTATTTGTCCTAAATTTTCACCACCTGGTAATGTGTCAACTTTACTACCTCTACCATCAGCCGTTTGTGCAAAGAAGTAATCTTCTAACATACTCATTGGATTGTATGCCGCATCGGCTACGTTACCGCCATCTTTGTTTTTGTTTGGTACACGTTTTTGTTGCACTTCATATTTTACTCTTTCCAAATATTGTTGTGCTTTGTGTGGAGGCATGTTACCTACATCAATAAAGAACACACGTCTTTCAGGTGCTCTGTGAACTCTATAAATGATTATAGAGTCTTCTAATAATTCTTTTTGTTTGAAAACTTTAAATACAGGTTCTAATATACTAATACCAAAGGGCCAATTATGATCCATGCCTTCAGTTAAACTTAAATGTACAACGTGTTGTGCATCTACTGGAGTACCATAGTTAGTTCCTTGGTCTCCTAAATTTTGTGTACTATAATTGCTAACACTTGTTCCAACATTTCTACCTGTCATCATACCTGAACCAGCACCATAGGGTCTACTATGTAATGCTGAGGCACTAGTTGCCGCAAGTTGTTCAAAGTTTGCTTCTAAATTTTTAATAAAGTAAGTTTCAATTTTCTTACCTTCACTTTCATTTACAACAACTTTTTCTACATTTGCAGGATCTGTCCAAAATAACTTATATGTTTCTGGGTCTCTAACAAAGAACTGGTCGCCATACTTTAATGTACTTCTAATCATTTTAAACACACGTCTGTTTAAATCATTTAAGTTACACCATTGCTCTAGTGTCTTGTTAAGAATTTTCATTTCAGTTGCACTAGGGTCTTCGTGAAATGCAAATCTAAACGGTTGTTCAGATGAATCATCTTCTTGTGAACAAAATTCTGCTAAAATATCTAATGCGGCATTTATTTCCAAATCATTATCCATTTGGTCATATTGTATGTAACGCATTAACCTGTTTGGTGAACCAGCATAAACCTCTGGTAACCAACTACTAAATCTAGCATTCGCAAAATTACCCGTGGACTGGTCTCCAGTAACATTACCAGGAAGTCCTGCGTTAGTGCTATTATTAAAGTATTTTCTCCAAGTCGCCATAA